ACTATATCAGCTACAGAATTTAAACGCGCTATCTTATCGCCTGTACCTCTGTGAGGAGTAAACTCTTGTACCAATAGTCCCATCCTACGCATCTCTTGGTACAAGGGAGTTCCACTACTCTTCTTCTCTACAATGAACGAATCCGGTTGCCACTCACTGTACTCTTCATAGGCAAGCTGTTTAAGTTCAGGAAATTCCACACGTTTTCTAATAGAGTTAAGAAGAATGATATTGTGAGCATGTTCATCTTCATTGAAGAAAACACCCCACGTAGTCAAGGCTGTATAGTCAGCACGGTTGTGCCTTTCAGCCGCCGCGTCCAACGTCATAATGACATATTCACAAGCAGGTGGGTCTTCTTCTTTCCACTCATTCCACCACTCACGTTTTATTAAAGCCGCTTCTTCAGCAGTGGGTGTTTGCTGATACTGGGCATTCCACTGAAAAAGCGGCATAGAGGCTTTAGTTTGATGAAGAGCACGTAAGTTAAAAAACTCAGGCCATAACGGTTTTTCTATGGGAGTCTCTGGGTTGTCTGGGTCAGGGGTTTCAAAAATTGCTGGAAATTCAACAACTTCGTACTGATCGGCTTGCTCGTTCTGGGTCATATCCCGTGTCACACGCCCTGTCAGATCATCCAGATGCCACCTTGTTTGTATGATAGCCACCCGACCTCCGGGCATCAGACGAGTTCGAGCACCAAAGGTAAACCACTCGTACGCCTTATCAAACACATCAAAGTTACCACTCAGCACGTCCTGCTCAGAGTGAGGGTCATCAACAAGTAACAAGTGAGCACCACGACCTGCGATAGAGGAACCTATACCACAGGCGTAATATTCACCGCCCACATTGGTATTCCAACGTCCTGCTGACTTTGAATCTGAAGCCAACTGCACATTAGGAAAGATAGCTTGGTATTGTTCTGTGCCGATGAGGTTACGCACCTTACGACCAAAATCTACAGCTAAATCAGTGGTATGGGATACCATCATTACTTTTTTATCTGGGTTCCTACCCAAAAACCACGCGGGGAAGTAAATGGAGACTAATTGGGATTTGCCGTGGCGTGGAGGTATATTGACACAAATCCTGTCTTTCCCTGTCTCCGGTACTTCTTCCCCTACATGGTCATACTCTTTGCCTTTCTCTATTTCCATTAAAAGATCAGCAAGAATCCTGTGATGTTTACCCACTGTGTAATCAGGCTGCATGAGTTTACAAAACTCAATTAAGTCTTTGTGCGCCGCTTCAGCCCGTTGCCGCGCTTCCAGTTCTTCTACTATAGAGAGGATTTCGACCTGCTCTTCCTGTGTATAGGCGTTCAGGTTCTGAAGAAGGAGATCAATCTCGGCGGCGGTAAATTCAGGGGGTCGAGTAGCATTAAGGTCAGCAGCATTAAGAGGAAGTTCTGTCACTCTTCCTCCTCCACTTCATACACACCCTCTGCATTTTTCTTCAGTACATTCAATTTTTCCCGTAACTTTTCACGCAGTTCGTCTGCGTTTTGATGCGTTATGGTAATTTCCTTACGGTCAGTAAACAGTCCGATGTCTGTCATCTTCCCCAAGTTAACCAAAGCCTGTATGCGTATCCGCGCATCTGGATTCTCAGTTTCCAGAATAAGTTTGTTGACTACCGTGTTACGGATTTCAGCCGCACGAGTTGCAATGAGTTGCCCAAATTCCTGAAGGATTTCATGGGTTTGCACCAAAGAAGCAGGGGTCATACTAGAGATACGACTGTTGGTTACGGCCTTTGAGGTCTTCTCGGCGTTCTCTGCATAGGAATTTAACAGCGTAGCAGCAACGTCTTTCTCTATTTCCGAAGGAGGGGGAACTTCTAACCCATGTTGCTCCAGCTCGTTAATGGTGTTGCACGCCGCTTCAGCTCGCTTACGCAAGTCCATATAGGATAAATCTTCGGGAATCTCAATTCCTATTTCAGGGACTAAAGCTAATGCCATGCTTGCTTTCCTTTCGCAGACCGAGAGGGTCGTTTGGCGAAGTATAAAAAACAAAAAATTGTTTTGCAACAATATGTTGGGACTCCTATAGGGGGGCATCACTATATATGGTGGGGGTGGGGTTAGAACAAACATGTTTATATAAAGAGGGGGTGGGGGGTCAAAACGAGTTCAGATTGGAATTACTCGTGTGAAATAGTTTGTATAGGCACGCCTGTGAACCTACATCTCCTGAGTGGGGGTAGGGGGGGAGTGGGGGGGCTATAGGGGGGCGGCTAATTCTTTAGGGGGAGCGTGCACGGCGCACGCACTAATGCACAAAACATAACGAAAAGTAAAGATGCTATTGATTAGAGAAACATGTTTCTCTAATATACAACCACTGGCCGCAATTCAGCGACCTTAATTTGGAGAAAATCTTATGGCTAAAATAGCTAAGTTACAACCTTTAACCGATGAGTGCATAACTGCTGGCGTCAAGATGCTAGGTGACCACGAAAGCGCAGCACTATCTGAACATGAGTTTTATAAGAAGGTAGATGCTTCTAGTCTTGATCTAGTAAACATAGAGACAGATGAAGGTGACGTTCAATTAGGACGTATTGCAGATGCTTACTTAGTTGAGAATCTTGGCGAAGGCGCTCTAGTGTTTATCAATGACGAATCGAAAGCCGGTAAAGCAGAATATGATCCGTGGGAGGGCCAATACACTGCTGGTGTAGAGGGAGATAAAATCTCTAAGACGAAACTACAAGGGCGGCGCAGGAGTTACAAGCGCACACTTAAGAAGAAAATTATTAAACACTTAAGTGGTAGGGTCAAACCAGAAGGGCGCAGAAAGAAGTCTGTATTCGAGCGCACTGTAGGGAAAATCAGGCCAGAGATGAACACGATACGCAGCATTACAGCACCTACTCAAGCGCAAATGGATTTGCTGATGATGCTACGTAAAGTAGATGAGTTATGCAGTTCATGTGATCCTGCTGCTAAGATTGTTTCACGTGATCTTACTAAGAAAGCAGCCAAGGGAAATGTTAAAAAGAAGTAGATAGTCGATAGCAAATCAAGGGCAGCCGAAAGGTTGCCCTTTTTTTATGCCTGTAAAAAACATCTGGATAACTAAGTTATCCAGTTAATACCAGTTCCTTAATTGCGCTCTGCTCTGGTAATACCAGTTCCCTAATAGCTGTCTGCTATTAGGGGAAACACAGCGTGCACCACGCACGCACCACTGGCATGATTCAGTAGGTGGCTTAAGTGAGATACCTAAACTAGTTTAGTGTAACTCTTAAATGTTCACTCATGTTCACTTTTCAAAATACCCAAAAGTGAACATTTCAAAAATTCTTATTTTTTTAAGTTATTGTTTTTATTATATATTATATTTTATATTTTTTATTTTTATTAAATGTTCCCTATGTTCCCTATGTTCCCTTAGTTTTAACACTTCTGTGTTTTAAAAAGTAAATTATAGATAACTCGTTAGCTCGACAGGCTAACGCTGATGTAAAACACGGGAACGTCCAAAATTAGGGAACATAGGGAACATAGGGAACATCCTAGAAACCACGGGGGTTTCAGCTCAGAAAAAAAGTGAACACAAAGTGAACATAAGTGAACATTTTGGAAGATACAGCGAACATGTTCCAGAATTAGGAGTTACAGGAACATGTTGCTATAATGTACTGAATGAGAGCAATAAATATTAATTTTATCGCAGAGTATTTTCTTCGATCACAGCGTGCACCGCGCACGCACTGGAGGACAGAATGAAGCTAACTAAATGGGGTGTAGGTAATGCACGCACCACTGATGACTTAATCACTAAGGAAGAATGGATTAGGCGTGAACGTCGTGCGGAGCTACGCGACATACTCGGTGAGGTGGTTCTACTTATCGCACTGATAACCACTTGCGTTGTTGTTATTGCGAGGGTCTTTTAGATGGCAATGTGTGAAACATGTTCGGCAGGGTATGATAACCGCCGCGCTCAACTGGGGTATACGACTTGTGTAACTTGTGGAGAAAAAGAAGCACGACAGCGCAAGCACACAGTAGTACCCCTCCACAAATCGAACTACATGGTTCCAGCCAACGCTGCTGAACTACGTGGTATCAACAACAAGGGAGGATTCTTCCGGTGAACAACAAGGAGCTTAAGAAACTCAGCAAAAAGCAGCTCATATTTCTAGTAAAGCATGAGCATGGACATGCAAAAGAGGCGCTTAGACAAGTGCAAAAGTGGAAGTCAACTACGAGGTTCCTTTTGGATAATTGTGTGGAACTGATAGACGGTTTCAAAGCTGCACAGAAGAAGTTAAAGGAGAATGATGGTGAGTAAAGAAAAAAGCTGGCAAGAAGTACTGGCAGAAATGGATGATGACGAGGGAGTAAAGATTGTCGCACTCTCAGAATCAAGTTCAGAGGACACGGATAACAAAACCACGCGGGAGGAGAGTCCAACCCTTCCTGATTTACTTCAAGAGTTTGACTTAACGGAGGATAAGTCAGATAATATAAACGTAACACCAACAAACTTAAATAAACTTAATGAAACACAAACTGAGGAGGACGACCAAATGGATAATTTATCCATGCACGAACTAACCCCTGCGGTTAGCCCATTAACACCACCCCTACCCAAAGCCGAAATCCCTGCGGTAGTAGTACCGTCAGTAGCATCCTCGGCAAAAATAGCCTCTCTATCGCGTAGTGTACCGGACTTGGTACGTAACGATCCCGAAGCGGCCAAAGCATTGGCGTTATTGAAGAACGCTGACCCTGATATGGTGACTTCACGCAAGAAACTAATCAGCAGTAAACCCCACGAATTACTACAGGCATTTAGTAGGAAGATATACCGCTATCACATAAAAAATACCGTACCGTGGGGTGATCTAGGTGCGCGACTCATATCTCATGCGAATCTGTTGGAGTATCAGAGTCAGATGAAAACGTTTGCACAAGAGTTTGAGAGACTGAAACAGGTATTTCTTGCTGACTACCCACGCGCCATGTCGCAAGTGCAACAGAAACTGGGGGATTTGTATGACTCTTCCCTTTACCCAACTCTAGCTCAACTGCAATCGGGGATTAAGTTCAAGGTAGAGCCTGAACCCATAGCCGACCCCGATAATTTCTTTGTGGCCGTAGGCGATCAAGCTGCTGCGGAAATGAAGAGACAGTACGAAGACCTACTCAAAGCGCGAGTCGATAAAG